GCATATTAACTTCCTTTCACTTTTGCAAAATCACCTGTACCCACTTTTGGAGTCAGGTTCTTCTTTTTCAATTCTTCTATATGTTCACCCATATTTTTTGTACCAAAATCTATCTGGTCAGTTCTAATTGCTCTTGCCCAAGAATTATTTTCTCTCACAACAAACTGTGGAGTGAACTTAGGCTTTGAAGCCCTTTCCCCACAAGAAGGACAATTAAAATATCCTTCAGGATTAGGTTCATTGCAATGTTGACAATTCATTTTTAAGTATATAAAATTATATAGGCTACTCTTGAACGATCTAATTTTACAACCGAAATATCCAGAATTGCTTGACTAGTACTATCTAAGGCATTTACCGCTGCTTTAATATCTGCGGCCAAAGAACCCGATACTGTATCTGCGGCTCCACCTATGTCATTAATAACTATTTTTACGTTAGCATTATATGCTGCCATTTTATTCTCCTGTTAATATTAAAATCTTTAGGATGTTCGGGGTTGAACCTTTATACGTTCAACCCCACAGTCATCCAAGACTGTTACCCTCACGGGTTATTTTATGATGTTGTTACTGCTCCATCTTTACCAGATTGACCATTTAGATACCAATGACCGCCATAAGCGTCTAGTTCTAAAAAGTCTCCTTTTAAAGAGGCAGTTCCTAATATAACATTAGAAACTCCGGTAGCTCCATCGGCACTTGAACCTGGACCATCGTCTCCGGTATCAACTTCTATTTCGTTGATGTGACCAAATACGATTGCACTTCCAGCTGCAATTGTTATTGCAGCAGTTGGTGTGTTCTCTTGAACCCAGAATTTATAGTGTATACCATTTTCAATACTACTTCCTGTTGGAAGAGTAATTGTAAAGGCACCACCAGAAGATTCTAGGTATAACTCTTTACCACTATCAGTGGCAGCAAGAGTTCTTGCAACGCCGATTAGTTCTACTTTCTTTTTAAAGGAAAAAGTAGCACCACTATTTTGTTCTAGATAACTACTTCTCATCTTATATTCCCTCCACGTTGTATAGAGCGTGAACTTCTGGTAATGTGATTTCAAGACCTGCTTCTGTAAGAATCATATCTTTTCTTAAATCCTCATCTCCACTTTGTACATTTGTTTGGATTTGAGTATCACGATTAACGCCGTTCCCAACTAGTGGTCTGTATGCTAAGTTTGACATATCTGCCATAAGCATCATTCCGCTAGCCATACCTCTAAATAAAGGTTCCTTAACAAGATATAAACTTCCGTGAACAGTATTGATTTGACTCAATTCGTGTCCAAAAGCACCTTGTGCTTTTTCCATATTATATCTATAAGGGCTATTTGAATAGCCTTGAGTAGCGTCGACAAAAGCGCCGTCACCCATTTTGTTAAAGAAAGTTATTACTGGTAAAGAAGCTAGAACAAGTCTTTCACCTGCTCCGCCTCTTGCTGGGTCAAAAATAACCTCCATATCTCCAAGGATTCTATCATAAGTTAATTCAGCTTGAGCTACAGTTCTGTAGTATGCACTACCAGAAGAGTAACTTAATGCTGAGTCGTCAGCCGTTGGGTTGACGTTTTTTACGATATGTCCTACGAGACCTTCGGTGTATTGTACTCCTTGTACACGTGCTCGTTGTCCAAAGAGCATAGCTCTTTCGATGTCGATTTTGTGTTCGCGAAGTTTTTGAGCCCAAACTCTGTCAAATTCGTTGGCATAGCCACGATGACGAGTTGCAATAGCTGTATTGGATAGTTCACAAGCTGTTTTGAAGATTTGAGTGTACCCAAAATCGTCGTCTAATGTATCTGAAAACGTATCGGGTGATCCTGATCCTTCAGCAAATGATGTGCCAACAATTTGGCAAGCATCATTATTTGCTAGAACATTATAACCTGAAACATTAGCATTTGATACATCAATCACTCTACCACTAAATGCGGTAGAGGACGCTCCAATTGCGGGTGCTGTCTCAACTCTTACAAGAGCTTGTGCCCAACCAGCTGTTGAGTCGACTGTGTTAACTGCAACTACCATTCCTTTTGTAAGGAATCCAATTGCAGAACCTGAGCCGTCGTCAACAGTTACATCATATAAAGTGCCAGCTGATACTGCTGAACCGCCATTTACTGCTGCTGCTAAATTAAAATTACGTGAAGTCCAATTAGTAACAGTTCTATTTTCCAAAAATCGGAAGATAGAATCATCTGTTGGATTCTTTGCAACTTTATTTAGGTAGACGAAAAAAGGTGATTCCTCTGCAACTCTGTCAGAAAAGTCATATAATCTTCTTTGGTCCGGAGCCGTTCCGACTCCTGCACTAGTAGCGGCTGCTGTAATATCAGATGACTTTAGTATATTCTGATTGTAAGCCATTTTTAGTTTTCTCCTAAGCTAATTGTATTATTTTACTAATTTGCTACGGTTACCAACATTCATAATTCTATCCCAAACTTGATCTGGTTCGCTCTTCTGGGGTAGTTGCCCACCTTGAAGAACTCCAGCCGCCTTTGGAATTGACTGAGCTTTTTCAACTGCTTTCTTACTAGGATTTACTTTAACTCCTGATCCTTCTCTCCACACTTTTACCAAGGTATCTAGAGGGAGATCACCACGAGGAGTTGTAGCAAATCTTAGAAATTCTTCAGCGTCTTGGTCAGACATTCTATGTTTGGCCTTTAACTCATTCTTAAGATTGTTGACTGCCATAGCCTCCTGTAGTTTTCCGAGTTCACGATCTACAGTTTCGTGTACAAGTTTTTGCTCATTCGTCACCCTCATTTTATAGGATGGTGAATCTTTCTTGTAATAGGCATCCCAAGGGTCGAAAGATTCAGAGGAAACTTCCTCTTTACTTTCAACAGATTCTCCAGACAATGTTTTCTCCATTGCTTCAACCAATTCTGGTTTTTCATTCAAAAGCTGCTTTAATTCGACCATATCTTTAGAATCTCTACTGAGATTCTCATAGTCGACAGTCTTTCTATCATACATTGATTGGAACTTTTTAGATTCAGCTTCCCAATCTACTACTTCAGATGCTTCAACACCTTCTGCTTGTTCCGGTTCTATAGAAACAGTAGGTTCCGCTTCTATAACTCCTTCAGTAATTGGGTCTTGTCCTTCAACCTGTTCATTCTTATTAGCCATTTTTTCTCTCCTTTCCCGATTTCACGTGAGTGCATAACCGAGTGCTTTTCTGTTTACTTATTGTCTTCCTCAGATCCGAGCTTCATAGAATCAATTGCAGCCCCTAATTCTAACAACTTTTTATCTCCTTTAGTTTTTTCCATTTGAAGAACTTCATTTAACTGAGTTTTGAATTTCTCTGTTTCTACTCTTTTACGAGCTCCAACAGTTTCTCTCTCAGATGTTTGAAGATCTCCACTTAGTTTCTTCACTTGGTCTTCAAGTTGTTGTATATAGTTCTGCATTTGAGCCATAACGCTCTTTCTTTGGAGAACACCTTCTTTGTCAAAGATTTCACTTTTCTTTAAAACCTCGACATCGTCTACCAGGCCAAGTTTGTAAGCTTCTAAGTACATATTGTATTCTGCCACTTTGTTACTCGGTAAAGTTGAACCTGATATTATTCTAATATCGTGCTGACCCAAAGTTAAATCATTTTGAATCGACACCAATTCTTTTGTTTTATCATCATACAACCTATTGTTAACTGTAAACTCAGTTAAATCATTATTCGGTTGTACTACTCTAAAGGTTTTTTGATAATCATAATGTTTTTTAGCAAGATTATAAATAACTTGACCAATTTGAGCCAAGCTTGATTCAATATCTCTTAATTTAGATTTTCCTCTTGATTCTCCCATTTCAGATAGAAGCATCGTACCTCTTACTGATTCAGGAGCCCCTTCTTTAAACCCTTGCAATAATTCTGGAATACCAAAATTTAAATCTATATATTTTTCCACCCTATCTATAAGAAAATAAAACTCGCTTGTTAAAGGAGCTGGTTGTGGATAATGTGGCTCACCAAATTCTGGGTTATATTGAATAACAGCATTTGGATTTGCCCAATCTTTTTCTAACTGATTAACGCTATCTACACTTCCTTCAGGAATTAATAATTTTAATCCTGCAGCAGACTGAGCGTGTGACAAGGTTAAAGAGAATAACTTATTTAAAAGTCTTTGCGAGTCTTTAACCTTGTTCACATCTGACTTCGGATAGGGAGTGTTAGTCCAAATATTCGCAAATGGAACAATTGGGTAGATATCAGTGTCTAAAACACGCTCAAATAATAAAACATTTCCTATGGTAGAACATTGTGCAATTCTTTCTTGCATAATTTCTACTATTTCAATAGCACCAGTTTCTATAGCAATCTTAGTTTCTTCATCTTGCATTACTACAGCATATGTTTCCTGGTCTAAAATCTTTTCACTACCGCTTGAAGTATCAAAAAGTCTATAAAAAGGAACTCTAATTTTATAAAACCTATCTAATATTTGATACTTCTGACT